GGCGTCGAGGCGGGCCTTCTCCTGCTCCAGCGCGACCTTCTGGGCCAGTTCCTCGCTCTTGAGCGCGGCCTCGAAGCGCTGGCGTTGCTCCTCCAGCGCGGCGGCGGCCTGCGCCTTCATCTGCTCGATCTGCATGTCGGCCTGCAGCTTGGCCTGCATCATCTGGGCGTCGAACTGCGCCTTCTGCTGCGCGATGGCGGTGTCGGCCTGCGCCTTCATCTGCTCGGGATCGGGCTGCGGCGGCGCGGCGGCCTGCGCCTGCTGCTGGGCGGTGATCTCCTCCAGCATCCGATCGAGGGTGCCTTCCAGCGGTTCGGCCTGCTTGAACGCGCCGATCCCGTACTTCATCAGCTCGATGACGATGCCGGCGGCCTGCGGGGCCTGCTGCACGACCGGCAGCGCGCGCTCGAGGAAGCCGCCATAGGCCTGCACGAACTCCAGCCGGTCCTGCTTGTTCTGCTGCTCGTCGATCTGGACGAGGCTGTCGGACGCGACCTCGATGCGGAAGTTCCGCAGCGGCTTGTCGGCCAGCACCTGCAGCGCCTGGGGGATCAGCTGCTGGTCCTCGGGCGACATCTGCTGCGCGGCGGCGTAGGCGAGGATCGTCTGCGGCTGGAACTTGGTCGCGATGATCTGCGCCTTGAGGCGGATCAGTTCGGAGGCGAACAGCGCGACCTCTTCCTGCATCGACTTGAGCCGCAGGCCGGCGTACTGGCCCTTGATCTGCTGCGCCGTGGCCGTTTCGCTCGCGGCGGTCTGGCCTCGGATGATGTCGGAGATGCCGGTGATCTCGTAGATCTGCGACTTGATCTGCTCTCGCGCGCCGTAGCACTGGATCAGCGCCTGCGCGAGGGTGTCGAGCGGCAGGAGGTCGATGCTGCCCTTCAGGCCGCCCTTTTCGCCGAACGCCATCCACTTATCGACCGGGATCAGCGTGTTGTTGTCGCCCTCGGTCAGGAGGCGCTGGAGCGCGGGCTGCGAGGCATCGTAGACGCCGCGCATCCGCAGCGCCTTCACCAGCCCGTCGATGCGGTCGGACAGGATGTCGAGTTCGTTGGCCTGATCCTGATACAGCAGGAAGTCCGGAACCGGGACGAGGTTGTCCGAGGTCGTGGTCGCGTAGAGCGGCTTCGGGCAGGGATAGAACCCTTCCAGCCCGAGCGGGTCGTCGCGCTCGTCCACGAACTGACCCATGCCCTTGTGCAGCCAGTAGACCTTCTGGGTCTCCTTGCACCACAGCTCGCAGATCTTCGCGCGCGTGCCTTCGCGCTTGCGGTTCGGGCCGTCGAGGTTGTCGGGGCCGCTGTCGAGCGGGATCTTGCGGCCCATGTCCTCGCCGAAACGCTCCACCAGCGCCTCGCGGGTCATGTAGACCCAGCGCCAGACCTGCGTGACCTCTTCCCATGTCCTGGCCGAGGAGTGGCCGAAGTCCTTCCAGTGGACGTAATCCACCGGCGCGCACTCGTACTCGATCTCCTCGGGCATCTCCGCGCCCTCGGGGAGGTTGCCGTCCTCGTCAACGTCCTCGGTGACCTGCGCGCCATCCTCGGGCAGCGCCAGTTCCTGCGCGCGCACATGCGGCTCGTACCGCACCCACGCGACGCCGCGCCCGCCGAGGAAGCGGTCCTCGACGGCGTACTTCATCGTGGCGCGGAAGTCGGGGTAATGCTCGATCTCGTAGTCCAGCGCGCGCTCGATCAGCTGCGCCGCCACGCGCCCGATCTGGTCGCGGTCACCGAAGCGCCGCTTGGCCGAGGCCTTCGGCAGCTTGGCGTAAACCGCCGGGATCAGCGTCTGGACGTTCGACCAGAAGATGTTGAACTTGACCGTCTCGTTGCCCGACTGCGTGCGCGTGTCGTCGCGGTAGCGCTTGATGATCTTGGTGCAGCGCTTCTCCCAGCGGGTGAATTCGTTCTCGTAGGTCGATATCGCCTGCAGGAACTTCTGCACGCCGGTCGGCTGGACGTCGGCCATCACGGCCTCCTTCGGAAGATGACGTCGCGATGCACATGGCCCGCGATCATGTAGCCCCAATCGGCCAGCATGGTGATGGTGTCAACGTCGGTCGCGCCGTACCGCTCGCCCAGCCCCTTCAACTCGAGCACGATGGTCGGCCAGGAGCGAAAGATCGTCTCCTTCGCGCCCTGCACCGCGAAATGCTCGTAGCCCTCGACGTCGAGGCACAGGAGGTCGCAGTCGTCGATGTCGAAGCTGTCGATCCGCATGATCGAGAACTCGGCGCCGTTCTTCACGCGATGCGCGCCGATGTTGTGGCGATCGAACCTGTCCATCGCGCCCGTGCCAGCCGACGCGCCGAACGCGCCGCGATAGGCCGAGACCTTGGCCCGGTCGGCGCCCTTGAGCCGCTCGTCGAGATTCAGCAGCAGCGCCGCGTGGTTCTCCTCGTCGGGCTCGACCGTCAGCACCTTGTCGAAATGCCCGGCCAGCGCGACCGGCCAGATGCCGATGTTGCCGCCCGCCTGCACGACGGTGCGCCGGCTCGACGTCAGCGGCAGGATGTCGGTGTCGAGGTCGCCCACCTCCGCGAGGATGATCTCCAGCGCCACCTGATCGGCGTCAGGGACATGCCAGCCTTCACGCCGCTGCATACTTGACCTCGTCCTGTTCCCACGGGCGCGGGTGGCCGTGGAAGATGATGATGCGCTCCGAGGCCGAGCGCGGGCTGGCCTTGAAGCTGCTGATCGAGCGCGGGCAGATGTCCTGCCAGTAGGCGGGCGCGATGTCGAGGTGCTGCTCGAGCCACTCCTGGTCGCCGCCGAGGTAGAAGCGCGGGTCCTCGCGAAAGGCGCGGTAGAGGCGGCTCATGTCGCCCGACCACAGCATCATGCTCGACTGCATCGCGGCCTTGTTCATCCGGCCGCGGTAGAAGTCGCGCAGGATGACGAACTCGTCGTCGCCCGCCAGCTCGATGACCGGCGAAATGTCCCGCACGATCACGGTGTCGAGGTCGAGGTACAGCACCGGCCCGCGCAGCCGGAAGATCTCCATCTTCGACCACCAGCCCGGCCAATCGTGGAGGAGCTCGATCGTCTCTAACGGCAGCGCGTTGGGCTTGTCTGTCAGGCAGATGAAGCGGTGCATCGGCGCGAACCGTCGGCACATGTCGCGGAGCGCGACGACGTGCCGGGGCTCGTACTCGCCGCCAGAGCGCAGGACGGTGGCGATGGTGATCATCGCTGCGCGGTGCTACGCGCGAACCGCTCGTCGGACTCGCGCAACGCCCGAGCGAGATCGGCAGGCGACGGGCGACCGCGCGCGGCGATCGGCCGGGCCGGCGGCGGGCTGATTGGGTCCATCACAGGGGACGGCACGGGCGCGGGCGCGGCCATCGCCGCCATGTCCGCGGGCGACAGGCCGCCGAACGTGTCGGGGCGTGCGGGCTGGAACTGCATGTCGGCTTCGCTCGGGACGCCTTGCATGGCCGGAAGGCGCGGACGAGGCCGGGCAGCGCGCGGGGCCGGCGGCGGCGGGATCGGAGCCGCAGCGCCGCGCGGGTCGGTCGAGGGCATGTACGGGATCGAAGGCGACGGGGCGTCGTAGCCGCCGGGCGGCGTCGGAGGCAGCGCGGGGTTTGGCAACCGCTCGTACATCTGCGCGGCGTCCGCGACCTCGGCGGGCGACATTGCCGGGCGACTACCGAAGCCGAGGAAGCGGCGGATGTCGTCGAGCGAGTAGGACCGCACCGGGCCTCCGGCGGTGCCTTCGGGGCGCAGCATCGGGTCCATGATGCCCGCCATGCGGCGATCGAATGCGTCCTGCTCGTCGCGGGTCATTGCCATCGGCATCACTCCTTGTTGCGCGCGCTTATGGCGCGGGCCTTCAATCGGGCGTCTTCCTTGCTCGACGCGCCCCATGCGCGCAGCGCCAGGGCGAGGCGGGTCGGCTTGCCGTTCTTCTCCATCGGGCCGGGCATGTTGCCCATGCGCGCGAGGAACGAGGCGCGGCGCGGGTTGTCGCCGGACTTCACCGGGGCCTTGAGCGTGCCGCCGGTTTCGGCCTTGTAGGACGCGCGGCCCTTCTCGTTGAGCCCGCCTTTGGGGTTCTGGCCTTCCTTGCGCTGCCACGCCGGGCTGCTCATCGCTTGTTCTCCGGCTTCGCGGTCTTCGCGGCCTGTTTGAAGTCGGCCTCGCTCGGCCTGCCCTTCTCGCCGGGGCGCTTCATCCTCTCGCCGGAGCCGGCCTTGATCCGCTCCTGCTTGGCGAGGATGTTGGCGTAGAGGCCAGCCTTGTTCATGGCATCACGCCGAGAAGATGCCGACGGCAAGGACGGTGACGCCCGCGCCGGTCGTGATCTTCCACGGGCCGGTCACCGCCGCCGCTTCGATGTCCACGTCGTAGACGCCGACCGGCGTGTTGGCGGGGATCGACAGGATCGTGGTCGAGCCGTCGATCACCGAGACCGTCGAGGTCGCGGCGGTCGCGACGGCGACGACGAGGCGGTGCAGGTAGTCGCCTGCCGCGCCCGTGCCGCCGAGAACCTGGTTCGACTGCGAGACCGCGACGGTCTCGTATTGGTAGCGGTAGGGGTAGCTGACGCCGGCCATCTGGGCCTCCTCAGGACAGGGAACGGGGCTTGTAGATCGTCGCGTCGATCAGCGAGGCGATGGCGGTGCAGAGCATATGCCCGGCGAACTCGCCCATCGCGGCGTGGTACTCGCTCGACTCGCTCATATCCTGGCGCTCCTGCTGCGCGCGTCGTGCGCGGCCCACATGTCGTTCAGCGTGGCTGCGTTTGCGGCGCCGACGAGCAGCGGGCGGTCGGCCCGAGGCGGCTCGACGGGCGCCTCTTCGCGCCACGCGACGGCCAGCATACGGAAAGCGTCGGCAGGATGCGAGGTCCAATCATGCCTAGGCGTCGCGCGGAAGGCGCGCTTGTCCTCGTCGTACTCGCGCTGGTACTGGCGCAGGGCCTCGATACCATCGCGGCAGAGGTCGGCGTCGAACCAGCAGCGTGGCAGGACCAGGCGCGCGGCTTGGATGCCGTCTTGCACGCCAAGGTCGGCCACGATCTGGAACTTGCCGATGCCGCCCAGCAACGCCGCGAGCTGCTCGACCACGCTGCGCCCGCCGCTTGCCAGCGTCTTCGCTCGCGCGTCGTGCGGTAGGTGGTGGCGGGCGTAGCGGTAGGGCTTGCCTGCGACGACCTCGGCTAGATCCGCGACGGTCGAGCCGCTGCTGGCATGGTAGTCGATCAGATGCACCTCGCCGCCAGCGACTTGGTAGAACCAGATCGCCGTGTCGTCGCGGTAGCCGATGTCCCACGCCGTGAACACCGGGCGGTCGGGATCGTGCGGGACGCGCCCGATGCGGCCCGCGTCCGAGGCCTCGCGCATCTCGACGCCGTAGAACGCGCCGAGGATCGCGGCCTCAAAGCTGCATTCGTACTCCTGGTCGTACTGGTCCTGCGTCAGTTGCGCGCGCAGGGCGTGAAGCTCGGTCGGCGGCAGGATGCCCGAGGCGCTGGCCGGCAGGCGCAGGCAGAACCAGTCTGGGCTGCGCTGCGCGGCGTCGAAGGCCTCGTAGAACTGGTTGCGGCCCTTGGGCGTCCCGCCGATCACCGCCCAGCCCTGCTTGTCCGAGAGCGTCGGGCGGATGACGTTGCCCCAGACCGAGGGGCGGAAATCGCCGTATTCATCGAGGTAGACGCCGTCGAACCCGAGGCCGCGCATGGCGTCGGCGTTGTCCGCGCCGAACAGCTGGATCTTCGCGCCCGTCTGCGTCGTGAGCAGCAGCTCGGCCTCGTTGACGCCAGCGGTGGCGGGCGCGGCGAAGCGTTTCAGGTAGTCCCACGCGACGGACTTGGCCTGCGAGCGATACGGCGCGACGTAGGCATAATGCGCGTGCGGCCGCTGCGCGGTGATCGCGGCTCGGATCAGATCGTTGACCGCGGCAACCGTTTTCCCTGCGCGCCGATGCGCGACGAGGCAGGCCCAGCGTTGCGTGCGGCGATGGAACGGCAGGAACGCTCGCCGAGGCGAGTAAGGCAGCCGCACGGTCTGCACGCGCGGCGCGCTCACTCGGGCTCGCTCCACTCGTAGCGGATGACCTGAGGGCCGCCCTCGGGGCCGGTTACCTCGGTGCGGCCAAGGTCTGGCACGGTCTTGCGAAGCAGGATCTCAGCGGCGCGGACCTGCGTCGGGCTCAATTCGATCTTGCCCTCGACGTGCGCGGCGAGACGCCAGCACAGGTTCGACGCCTGGATCTTCGCCTTCCAGTCGTCGTTGAGCCGCAGCTTGTTTTTGCGCGCAGCCATGTCGTTGATTTTATTCGCCGTCTTTGAACATACGGGATCTGCAATGATGATGCCCCGCGCCGCGCCATGCGTCAACCGCATATCGCCCTGCGTTCACGCCCACCTCTCGCCGCACCTCCGACACGAAAAGCGCTCAAGCTTCTGACGCCCACCTAATCCTGCGCTTAATTGCCGCCTTTTTCTTCGCCGTCGTCTCGATGGCTGTTCTGAGTGATTGTTCAATTTCTTCAAGCTCCTCTAACGTCCAGTTGGGCGCTCTGAGGAGCTTGGCGTATCTCTTGGGAAGAGACCTTGCCACGGCTTTTTTTCGCTCCGCGACGGTAAGGATCATTCGGCTACCAAGCCAAGAGTTGCAATCCTTGCAAGCTGGGACGGTTTCTCCAGCGTAGTTCCCCGCCTTGCCGCTTCTGACCGAACACATCCCCGCATAGGAATACGGGATGATGTGATCTTTTTCGGTGGCCGCATCTCCGCAGTAAACGCACACGCTCACGAGCTGCTCCGTTGATTTCTTCCTAGGATGGCTCAGGAAGAGCGGAAGCGGAAGATGTGGGTCGCGCTGACTACCGAACCCCTTCCGGCGTTCCTGAGCCATCCTCGGCGTTCCTAGAGGCATCCGAGGAGAACCGGGACCTGAACTTCGCCATCGCGGCGTCAAACTCGGCCCTCTGCGCGTCGGTCATGGCCGAGTACCGCCCCACCGGCCTGTCGCCCTCGACCGGCGCCGCGATCGCTCGCCGCAGGAGGTGCCGCTGGCGGTGCGCGGCCGCGACCTCGGCGTCGAGCAGCTGGCAGACCTCGGCGTAGCTCGGGAACCACTTGCAGCTGCGCGCCGCTGCGTCGAGGCTCGAGCGGGTATACGCATGGCGCGGATAGGCCAGCATCGCCGCGTAGGCCGCGATCCGCGTCCTGGCGTCCTCGGCGCTAAGCTGACCCGCGACGAGCGTCCCAAGCGCGCCGAGCCACCGCTCGACGGTCGCCTGCGGCGCGGGCTGCAGCGCGTCCTCGACGGCCTGCAGGGCGCGTTCAGCCTCGGCCCGGACGCTCGGGGGGATCGAAAGTTGCGAGCCCGGCGTCTCGGTCTCGGCCCTCTGCAGCCAGTTCCCGAGCGACTGCGAGAAAACCGTTGCCCGTGCGAGATCCTGTGCCATTCGTCGTCCTCCGTTCGCTGCTGCGGCGCACCCAGTTCCTCCAGGTCGCGCTCCAGTTGACCTTGCGCCCGTCCGCGCCGGGCTTCGCGTGCCAGTAGTCCCTGAACGACGCCGCCTCGCGCTCGACCGCGACGCCGAGTGCGCTGGCGAAGGCCCGATCATCCTCCGAAGGCGACCAATCGTCGGGCAGGCGGGTTCCTCGGTCGGCGCGCGGCGAAGCGCGCGCTCCTAAGGATCCAGAACTGTCTCTATCGTTTCCGTTGGTAGAGCTTCCCTTACTCTCGTCTCCTCTCCTCTCCTCTCCCTTGGAGTCCGTAACGGACGCCTCGACGGAATCCGTAACGGATTCGCGACGGATCCGTGCGCGCTCCGCAGCGGCGTCCGTGGCGCGCTTAGTGCGCTCGGACTGCCGGGCCTTTTTCTCCCATGCTTCCAAGGCCTTCTCGGCCACGACGCGATGGTATAGACGGCCATCGCTGCACCGCACAAAGCCGCGCAGCGCGCCGCCCTCGCGGACCCGCTTCCAGGTCGCAAGATCGCGCCCGTACCCGGTCAGGCGGGCAAGGATCGCGTCGTCGTCGGGCAGGGAGGCGGCGGGGACTTGGTGCCAAGCCGCGCACCACGCCAGGACGGCAGCCCGGAACACCTCGGCGTCCTCGACGCCCGCGAGGTCGCTGTCGCGCAGTCGCACGACGTCGAGCGGCATGTAGTGGAAATTCCGAAGATCGACTTCGGCTGGTACGAGCGGGTCCATCAGCGCCCTTTCGACGTTGATCCGGCCCGTCGCGCGCGATAGGTTCGGCGCGCCATCGTGGCCGGACTGGTTGTGGCAGTCCGTTGCGCCCCGGTCTGTTTGCGCAGGCCGGGGCGCGTCATTTCTAGCCCGGCTATCGCCTGCCGTCCAGCAGCGCCCAGACGATGATGCCGATCACGACGAAATCCTGCCATCCGAGAACCATTGCTTCCTCCGTTCGGGTTGAGTGGCGGGAGCGATCCATCCAGCAAACGCACCGGCCAGGGGCTGGTTGACGGGCAGAGCCCGCTGGATCGCTTTTAGGTTCC